TTTCCCTAGAAATTTTTTAAAACTTTTTTTACCACCCCTACTCGGAGTAATTTTTATCACAGATAGTCATATAACGTCGTACAAGCCTCATATAGACGTTTTTACAACTTATTCGATAAAATTATCAATAAATAATAAAACTCGCTTAAATCGTCTTGTATGCGTTTATACGAGCTATATCTATTCTTATGATGTTCTAACGTGTAGTTTGACGTCGTTTAAATCTATTATGTCTATCGTTATGACACTTAGTACATAACAATTCTAAGTTATCGTAGTCAAGTCTACGAGTCCAGCCGTCTGGAGTCTGTATTGGTTTAATGTGATGTACTTGAGTAGCCATACGGCCGCACCCCTCACATTTGTATCCCTTGTCTTGAGTATACCTAGCAGATAGTACTCTCCACTCTGACGAATGATAGAAACGTATATACTTAACATCTCTCCTTTTGTTATATCGCTTATCACTCTCACGCTTAGACTCTACACGTCTAGCCTCACGCTCTGCCTCTACGATAGGCTTACACCTTGTACAGTACCCACCCCCATAAGGAATAAGATTACCACACCTATTACAAGATTTTAATAACATATAATCACCTCCTAATTTAACCATTAAAAAAGCCTAGTACATTAATAATATACCAGGCTCTTTTACATGGAGGCTTAAACCGAGTGGATCCTCTAACAGATTACCACGATACTATCTTATTATATTTAAATGAAAAATGTAATGTTGTTTTTATGACTACTTGATGTAGTTTTAATGTCTACATTATGTCATAAAAAAGAGACCAATTACTTGGCCTCTATTTCAGTTAAGAGCTTAACACCCTCACTATATAGTCTATATACTGTACGCACGTTATAGTTAAGCTCGTCCGCTATGTCCTCTATATTCATACCATTGACAAAAAACAACTCTAATACTTCTATATGCTTAACGTCCTCTAACTTATCCAGCTCTTCAGTTATTTCATGTTTTAATTCTCTGTTTATAAGTTTCTGTTTAGCTATCCTCTCCTCCAGCTCTTCTTTATCAGCTATAAGATCTGTGATAGTAACCGGAGTACCACCTCGAGGCATACCACTCATATTAGGAGAGCGTACTGACTTAATACGCTCGTCCAATAAATATAGTTTTTCCTCTAGCCTGGATAATTTAGCTAGACTTTTTTTGTAGCGTTTTAAACTACGCTTTTTACTTTCAATTTCCTGGATCTCTATCTCCGTCATTTCATACCTCCGATTAAAAAAACACAACCATAACAAAATAACAAAAAAAATTACAACTCCTTATACTTTTCTTTTTATAACATATTTTCTTATATATATTATATATAATATATATTTCTTCTTAAATATAGAAATAATTATGTTATTATGTTATAAATATACCTCAAACCCTTGTAAATACTGCATTTTAGCCATAACAAAATCATAACAGAATGTGAAAAATCGAAACAGTTTTTGTTATGATTTTTGAGTTTTTGTTATAGTTAAATATTTTTAACTATTTACCATAACAAAAAGTTTTTGTTAAAAATGAGTTTTTGTTATACATTTTGTTATGGTTTTTGTTATACTTTTTGTTATACTTTTCCGGTCGATCCGATACCGCCTCGAGAGTTTTCTCTCAAATGATCTACTACCTCGAAAGTAATACCAGGCTGATTTTTTACAATTCTAAACTGACAGATTCTATCATTTTTATGAATAACTGTATCTCTAATCGCCACCGCCGGAAACTTCCACTCGTCAGCGTCGCCGGAGTAGGAGTTATCGATTATACCCATACTATTAGCGCATACAATGCCAAACTTACTAGGAGTAGACGATCTAGGTAGGACGTGAGCCTCGTAGCCAGCTGGTAGTATCATTCCAACGCCTAAGCGAATCAGAGCGTACTCGCCTTTTTTAAGCTCTACAGTTTCAGCGGATCTTAAATCTATCCAGTCTCCTACAGTAATTTTTTGGATTTTATCAATCTCTTGGTCAAAATACTTAATTTTAATTGTCTCCATTAGTTATACCTCCTATAGATGTAAGACTCTTTCTTTAATTTCTTGAGTACGTCCCTGGTTCCAAAAATTTGTACCGATATAGCCACAAGTACGTCTAGCTACATTCATTTTATTTTGATCTCTATTCCCACAGTTAGGACACTCCCATATTAACTTATGATCCTCTTCTACTATTTTAATTTCTCCATCATAACCACAGACTTGGCAGTAGTCAGATTTAGTATTGATTTCAGCGTACATGATATTATCATAGATAAATTCTATTAATGTTAATACTGCTGGAATGTTGTTTTGCATATTTGGGACCTCTACGTAGCTGATAGCTCCTCCAGGACTTAAAGCCTGGAACTCTGACTCAAATTTTAATTTACTAAATGCGTCAATAGGCTCTCTTACGCATACATGATAACTATTAGTTATATAGTTATGGTCCGTAATACCCTCAATAACTCCAAAACGCTTTTGCAAGCACTTAGCGAACTTATAAGTAGTAGACTCTAAAGGAGTACCATAAAGACTAAAATCCACATCCTCTTTAGCTTTCCATTCGTTACAAGCGTCATTTAAGGCTCTCATAACCTTAAGAGCAAACTCTTTACCGCCTCCAGTATGAGACTCTCCAGTAATCGCTTTAGTACACTCGTAAAGACCGGCATAACCGAGGCTAATAGTACTATAACCACCGTGTAAGAGCTTGTCTATAGTCTCGCCCTTTTCTAGCCTTGCTAATGCTCCGTACTGCCATTGTATCGGAGCTACGTCACTAGGAGTACCCTCTAAACGCTTATGTCTACACATAAGAGCTTTATAGCACAACTCTAAACGATCGGCTAATATTTTAAAGAAGAGATTCTCGATAGATTGCTGAGTCCACTCGTCCTTATTAGGTCCAGCTTTTATTAATTCCTTAGTAGTCAATGCTACATCTACGAGATTAATAGTTACAACACCCTGGTTAAATCTACCGTAGTACTTTTTACCTGGTACCCAGTTTTTAGCATTAGCGACGTTCTCAGTCGTACGATCCGGAGTAAGAAATGATCTACAACCCATACAAGTATATACGTCTCCTTTAAGCTCTCGCATAATTTTAGCACTGATATAATCTGGTACCATTCTCTTAGCGCTACATTTAGCGGCTAATTTAGTGAGATAGAAATACTCGGTACCAGGTTTAGCATTATTCTCATCTAAGCAGTAAATAAGTTTTGGAAAAGCTGGAGTTATATATATGCCTTTTTCATTCTTAACACCCTCTATTCTCTGTCTAAGTACTTCTCTGATAATAATAGCTAAGTCATTACGAGTCTGTCCCTCCTCTACTTCGTTAATATCCATATACACGGTTATAAATGGAGCTTGTCCGTTAGTAGTCATTAAAGTTACTACTTGATACTGAATTGTCTGTACTCCGTCAATCACGTCGTCTATAGTAAGCGCCTCAATCTCTGCCTCTGTTAAATCTGGATATTTTAGTCTAAAACTCTTACGACTTTCGTCTACAAAAGGCGCTAAGTGTGCTAAGCTGATAGACTGACCTCCGTACTGGCTACTAGCCACCTGGGCGATAATCTGAGTAGCAATATTACAAGCGGTACTAAATTTGTGAGGTTTATCTATCATAGTACCAGATATTACTGTACCGTTTTGTAGCATATCTCCGAGGTTTACGAGACAACAGTTATGCATATGTTGTGCAAAATAATCTGCGTCGTGAAAATGAATAATACCGGCCTTGTGAGCCTCTACAATCTCTTTAGGCAATAAATATCTATTAGTTATATCCTTACTAACCTCTCCAGCCATATAATCACGCTGAGTAGATACGATCATAGGATTTTTATTACTGTTTTCTTGCTTAACTTCCTCGTTTTCATATTCAATAAGTGTCATTATAGCGTCATCTGTAGTATTTCTATTTCTAGCTTTTTCTCTGTCGTATCTGTATCTGATATAAGCTCTAGCTACTTTATATGCACGAATTCTCATTAAGTTATCTTCCACTATATCTTGGATTTCTTCTACTGTAACTGCTCTTGTAGATTTGTTGATCTGTTTAGATATAGAGTACACTACTGTATTGATCTCGTTAGTCGATAATTTATCTATACTATCAATCTCAGCGTTAGCTTTAGTGATTGCTACTAAAATTTTATTTGAATCAAAATCTACTTCTGATCCATTTCGTTTTATTACTTTCATTATTTAACCTCCCTTATTATACTAATTAACCAAAGTAGTACGATAATACCACCTAATAATATACAAGTTTTCATTTAGTTACCTCCTATTTCTGTAAGAGTCCTTAAGCCTCCAGGACTCCTCGTTATATTTCTCTAAGTATTTACATTTTTTAGCTAGGCACTTATGACGACGAGCTATACGGCTATTTAAAGCTCCCTCGTGTTTACTACAATGGCAAAAGCCGATAGCGTCGCCGATATATTTACCGTTAATATCTACCTCTCTCATAGGCTATATTTTTAGGACAAAATAGCGTTTACCATCCGCCTTTTGCTTTGGTTTTTCCTCAAAATCAAATTTACCAGTTACTTCTTTAAAAAATGTCTTTTTTCCAGTTACCATACTAGCTTTAATTCCGGATACTTTACACCAGTCAGCAAACTCTGAATAAAAAACGTCTCTAGGCTTTTCTAAAAAGTAGTCCTCATTAAGCTCTTTATCGTCTATCCAGCTAAGCACAGTAGAGTTATCCGCCTTATAAGCCTCTAACGCGTCTTTAACGGACTGAGGCTCTGTAAATTTACCTTTACTCATTAACCTTTTAGCTCCTCGGATACCGACGTTTAAAAGGTAGCTAAGAGCCTCGTCTGTAGTGATCTTATCCTCTATCATAGGATCGTAGTCCTCGTCGTCAACGCTAAACCTGGCGCTAAAAGGAATTAAAAGCCAACGTCTATAGAAACCGTCTGACTTGTCGAATGATCTAGGAATATTATTAGCGCTATATATGTGAGTAGCGTATGGCTCTATCGTATAAGGACGCTCGCCTTTTCTCTCTACCATAATAGCATTACCACTAAAGAGCTTTTTAAGTGTACCTGTATCTCTTAAAGTAACATTATCTACGTCGTCTCCGATATTTGCTAACTTATTTTCTAACTCTGCCGTATTAAATCTATCCGTTACCTTTTCTAAAGCTATAGCTGAGTAGTTACGCGGCCCTAGAAACTTTTTAATTAAGTTCAAAATAGTAGACTTACCATTACTACCAGATCCATAAAATAAAAAGGCTTTCTGATATCTGGCATGTTTGATGAGTACTGCGCCTAACATTTCCTCAAAAAGATTGATAACTTCACGGTCTCCGAGAAACACACGGTTAAGCATTTTATCGAGGTCGGCACAATAGGCGCTAGGATCATAAGTAACCGGTATTCTGTCAAACTCGATAGCGTCCGGAGTAAACTCCATACACTCTCCAGTTTTTATGTTTAATCTTGTATTTTTAAGATTAAGTATATAAGGATTAATCTTAAGATCTGAGGCTACTACGTGAGTCTTAATACGGATATACGCCAACACCTCCTGGCGCTGACGTTGCTTAATCCCTGGATATAACTCGATCATTTTGTTTTCAATAATTTTATCGTCAGCCTGGTAATATCCGTTCTCATAGACATATAAAATATTATTAACCTCGACGATATTAAACTCCTGGATTAGTAAATCCCCAAACTCATTATGATTAAAGCCGACCTTTTTATCCTCCGCTTGTGCGATCTGTTCAGCGATCACGTCGTCCGGTTTAAAGGCCTCGTCTCTCATTATAGTGGCAAGCTCCGACTCCGGTAAAGGATCCTTGAAAACATACTCATTAATAACTCGAATCGTCTCCTTAATCTCCTCTCTAGTAAATCCTTTAGTTTGTAGATAGACGATATAATTAAATAACTCTTGATTACGACCGCTACCCTCTCCCATATCCTTAAATACAAACTTACCAGAGGGAGCGGATACGGTCCATAAAAATTTAGGTACGACGTCCATATCGGAGGCCTTAACTTTGCGGATCCACTCTCTAGCGTGACCGTCTTGTTTAATCTTAACGTAGGCATTACGGCCTCCGGCTTTACGATCTGAGTAAATACCACACGCTAGGCGGTTTTTAATAAAGTTTTTAGGCTCCTCCTCCGGAGACTTAAACCAACAATGTATACCTCTAGTAGTTTTCATAACTCTAGTTTTAAGTCCTAGACCGTCTATGATCCTAAGCATAATATCAGCGTCGCTAGTCGTATCAAAGTCTAGGACGACATACCCTTTAGGTACGATACAAGCTATATTATCAAAATCTTTAACCTCGTCCCAAGTCTTAGTACCCTCGCCGTCTTTAAATTTATGAGTCGCTCTTTTCTCCTCGTCCAGTATAATATACTGCATTACTAACCTCCTCTCCGTACACCAGGTAGTCTAGTGATACGTTTAATAGTTTAGCTATTTTACCGATAGTAGTCACGTTAGGAGTCTGTCCGTAATATAGGATCCCGTAAATAGTAGAACGACCTATACCAGTTTTTTTAGCTATCTCTGTAACTTCTAATCCGGATTTTATATATGTGTCGTGTAATCTACTATTAAATCCGATTGGTTGATAGTGTTTTATTTGACTCATGTGGTAATCACCTCCTCAGCATATGGCAAAGACTCAATCCATTTTATAAAACCTACTCTCCACTCGTCTAACTTGTGGTCCTTACGAGATCCATAGATATTGTAAAGAGTCTCATAATTAAGAGTAATCGTCCTTTTTTGATTATAAGAGCTAGGGAGTAACTGAATCATATTCCACCAATATTTTTTATCTTTACTGTCTAGATATAAAATTCTCTGTTTATTAAGTTCTTCGATAATATCTAATGCACATCCGCATACACTATCAGTTAGATTTTCAAAACTAAAATCTCCAGGTGTAAATTCCTTAGCCTGGATCGTGTGCATGGTGGAGCAACTGTTAGACACCGTACCGACCTTATAAGTATCGAACTCTTTCCACCAATAAAGCGGAGCCGTGATATCCACGCTTACGAGGATCTGTCTCATAAATTTTCTATGATCTGATCCGGACTTAATAAGTCGCCTCATAAGGTCGAGATCTGACTTTCCGATACAGAAAATATCCTCTCTAAACTCCTCGTCCTCTCCTCGAGGACACTTATCAACAGTTGCTTTACAGTCGTCGAAATCTCTACCCGGACAAATCGTCGAGTCTGATTTATCCCAGGAGTTTAAAGGATTTCTCATACCTCTAACGGCTCCTTTAAAATTCATAACCTCCGTGTGTTCGAATTTAATCATTAGCCTCAACCTCCAATAACTCTTTTATACGCCTATCTATATACCATTTAGCCTTTTTTAAATCTTCTATTTCTTTATCAGGATCCTTTTTACCAGCTCTACTGATATATTTAATAGCATTACCTAAACAAAAACCGAGTTTTTTATCTTCTATATATTCGATAACCTCGATATTACCGTCAGTATAGTATGACGGATTATTTACTGAATCATTCATACATCTACCTCCATATCTTACCTGTTTTTTTATCTTTGAGGACTAATCGCTCCTCTATATGAAATCCGGCTAAATCACATAAATAAAAAATAGTAGCTAGTAGCTTTTTAACTCTAGCCTCTGCTCTCTCCTCAGCCTCTATATTTTTAAAAGCCTGGTAAGCGGTTAAGTCTTTATAACCGTCTTGGTTTAGTGTTTTTCTATCCATTTCAACTCCTCTCCGGTTATCCACTAATATAGTTAAATACCTTTTATTTTACTAGCAATCATATTTGCCATGTGAGTATAGAGTACGTTTGGATACTTCTCTATAGCTCGTCCGTAGTATCCCCATAGCTTAGTATCTCTCTCATATGATCCCATATGCCAGCGGATACAAGCTATTTCTTCATCAGTCAAACTGTAATTGATATATTTCTGAGCTAATATAACGCTTTTAGCTCCGTGACCGTCAAGGATTTTATCATTATTATATTTATACATACCTGTTTCTATATCGTAAACGTAATGATCACACTTACATAAGTCGTGAAACATACCGATTATATAAGGACTATCATCTCTTACCCAGTCTAATTTTAACTTTTTAGTTAAGTCTACTAACGCCTCCGTGACCGCTAGACTATGATCGAATAATCCGCCCGCGTAATTTACATGATACTTAGTAGACGCTGGAGCGTCAAAAAATCCCATATCATCTAATATAAAACTGGATATATAGTTACTTGCGATATGATTTCTATAAATATTTTTTCTATCTTCTTTATTCATTTATTAAACCCTCCACTATATCTATAAACTCCTCCAGGCTATAAGGCGAGTAATGAAGTCCGCCAGATCTCTCGATCCTCCTCTTATGGATAACCTGGTCAGCTTGCATATCGTTAGCTCCGACTTTAAGCTCGAAAGCTACGAACTTACCGTTAATACAAGCTATAATATCTGGCTTACCTTTACCGCTCCAACCGTCACCATATAAGTTAAGGTGATAGATACCTCTATCCTTGAGGTATCTAATCGCCTTATCCTGGAGTCTTTTCTCCGGCTTAATCATCTAAGAACGAGTCGAGGTCGTCGAGATCGTCGTCCTCTACTGGATCCTCAGCTTTAGCCTTAGCGCCTCCGAAACCGGTAGAAACTGTATAGTCGTTAAGTCTTACCGCCGTACCCTCTGTACCGGCTTTCTCGCCCTTAGTACGTGTATAGGTCTCGTGTTTAACTGTAGCCTGTATATAGCAACCTACTATATCTTGAGTATCGATCTCGTCCGCGTTAAAGTTATTAAGGCAAGTACGAGCGAAGTAGCTCCACGCCTTAAGAGCGCCCTCATTAAGCTCTCCGTTAGCCTTAGTAAGTGTAAACTGTTCATTATGAATCTGTCCGCTTGCAGTCTGTAACTTAACTACCAATTTCCCAAAATCCTCATACTTAGAGTCATCTACCTCCATTACCTTAAATACTGTTACTCCCTCCGGTACGATACTAAATCCACCCTCTAATAATTTCATTTTTGCCATAATATTAATCCTCCTTATCTTCTTTTTCTACAATATACTCTAACCACTCTTCGCCATCTTTTCGGCGAATTGTGTTACACATTACAACTCTAAAGCCATCTTTTAAAGCGTCTTGTAAATCTCGTATTTTATTATAATCTGCATAATAACCTATAGCCGGCGTAGCCGTTCTTATTACTTTTTGGACTTTCATACCTGTACCTCCTCTATAGCTACGGTCTTAAGGCTATAAACCTCTGACTTTTTGGAGTACTTAATAAATACGTCCGGTAGCTCTTTTTTTAACTTGGTGGAGTCTAAGCTATTACGCTCCGACTTACTAAGCGTCCAGGTATATTTCTTACTAGCGATCTCAACCTTTTTGTCTCCGTCTCTGAACTGAGATTTCATAGACTCTTTAACCTGGTCCTCGATCTCCTTAATACGCTTTTTCTTATCAGCGATACGAGCCTCGGCCTTATCTACGCTTACTCTCAGCTTATCAGCCTCAGCCATCAACTTGGCGATATCCTTATCACTTGCCTCGGTTACGTTCTTACGCAACTCCTTAAGAATATTAGCGTCTTTCTTCTCGTCGAACTCCGGAGAGATACCGGTTAAGACGTGATCCCTCCAAAACTTAAGAGCCGGATCGATATAAGACTCCTTAAAAGTAGGGAACGCCTCCGAGAGCTTAAACTCGATTACTACCGTGTTATCGACTGTAGGCTCGAACGCCTCCGGATCCTCGTAGTCCTTATCCTGGAGAAACGAGCAAGTCATAACCACATTATCGAAACCTAAAAGGTAAGCGTATAACGACGCCTGGAGCTTATAGTAGATAGGAGGCTCGACTTTACCGTCGACTCCTCTCCAGTCCTCTACTCTCTTAGTGGTCTTAACCTCGACTACGAAATCGTCTCCCAGGAAGTCCCACATACCGCCGAGTGCCTCGACGTCGTGAAAGAAATCGCCCCAAGTCTTTTTAAAGTAGTCCGGTCCGTATACGTCCGTCGGACTCTTAATATCCATAAAGTAGCGCTCTCTTAAGTAATCGCAGATCTTAGGCTCAATCACCTTACCGGCGATCGTGTAGATACTATCCACAAACGGCTCCTCGTACGTTCTTGTCATTTCACACCACGCGCTAAACGGTGTACTCCAGGCGTTAAGGCCCATTATTGTAGCGAACCTAGTAGCCGTTAATTTCTTAGGTTTTTTAGGTGGATCAACTACCACCGTATTATTTTTAATTTCCATTAGTTAAAGCCTCCTTTATTCTTATTCTTCAATCACTTTAGTACTTAAATGTCCTAACACTTTCTTAGACTTTTCTTTAACCTCAGCGTTAGCGATAGTTACTACCTCGCTCGTCTTAAAGCTGAGGATCTGACCGTTAACCTCGTCAGTAACTACTATCCACTCGTTTTCTAACTTATCCAGGCTAAAAGGTACTTTAGTCTGAAAAGGTAACGTCTTACCGTTCTTAAATGAAATAACGTTTAGATACATCTTTTTTCACCTCCTTTTTACGAAATTTAGTAAATCTATGTTAAAAAAATTTACTCCGTATTTGTAAATCAATATATTACTCTGCTACCTTGTTACCGATCTCAATAAGTAAGTCCTCAGCCTCTGTTTTAGTAATACCGGCCTTAAGTCTCTTAACACTAGCTCCGATATAGCTCTCGTAATCTCCACCCTCTTTATCTCTAAGCTTTTTAAGACCGTTCTTAATAGCCTTAATCTGAGTAGCGGTAGCCTCTCCGTCCTGGTTAATAAGCTCCTCCTTGACCTCCTGGCGCTTTTCCAGGCTTACTGGCTTATTACTTTTTTTAGGAGCCTCAGTTTTACCAGTCTCCGGATCAGCTTTACCACTTGTAGCGTCCAGAGCGTCAGCCTCTACGATATCCAGAATTAACATGTATAAATATCTCCTAACGTAAGTGATACTAGCTCCTAACGCCTGTATACTATTCATTCCAGCGGGCGGCTTAATATTACCGTCTTTATCTGTAACTGTTAAATCTACTAAAGGTAACTTAACAGTTATACAGTCTGTAGGATCGTCTACATTGAATAAAATACCTGTAGCAATGCCACATAATATAGTAGTGCTAAATAACAACCCTAAGTCGTTAAATATACTAGTAGCAACTGGTACTATATCCTCAAGCTCGAAGTATTTAAACTCAGCGAAACGATTAACTCCACTCTTTTTCACCGGAGCGCTTAAAAATCTAGCTCTAGCCTCTGCTAATTTCTGATAAACATTTTTCCCCTCTGTTTTTTTTGTTTCTGCCATAATAATGACCTCCTTGTTTATTTTATTTAATTTTCTTTGGATACTAGGATCCATATTTATATACTTATCGATACGTTTATTAGCCATATCGATATAGTAATCTAAGTCGAGATCTGCTACTGTTAGCTTATTCTCGTTATCAATACCGGTATGATTGGGACACTCACTTATAACGGTCTCACTCCATACTGGAGGATCTACTGGAGTACTCTCCATTTTACCGGTATCTTTGTTTTTTTTACGCTTTTCGGTAATCCATTTACCCTTTACGACCTGGCCGTACTTAGGATCCTTTACGGCGTAGACTCTGTTAACCTTTTGGATAGGTACTCGCTCGCCATTAATATACTGATACGATCCCTCGAAAGTACCGCCGGTCTTTATGATTTGCTGAAAAGCCGTAACGTCCTTACACTCTCTTATAGTTGTCTCCGGATCGATACCTTTTACCAACTTATCCACGATTGCTTTGTGGATAATCTGTAAGGAGTTAGTCTTAAAGTTACCTCCGTCGTATAAGGATACGAAACCGCCCTTAGTCTTAAAGTGACCGTCCTTATAGATACCGATATAGTTATTAACGTCCTTTTGGATCACCTTATAAAAGTCGTCTCGCTCCATAGTAAAGCCGGTTAACTTACACCAGTCAGCTACTATCTCCTCCGATAAATCTACCTCCTTACGATCGATCGTAAACATAATACCGTCGGTATTGATATTTACAAAGTCAATAGACTCGCAACGCTCGGCGAGATCCTGGATTAAAATACTCATAGCTAATTGATTAGTAATACACACGCTACGACCTCCCAGGCGGTCGTTAAGACTGTTACCCGTGCTTAACATAGCTCCATAACAACTGTTAATAATGAGCTTAAGACTCGACTGTTTAGAGTCGTAATCGAAATACTCCTCAATCTTTTTATAAGTATCCTCGTCGGTTCCGGCCTTAGCTTTATCAATATTAAACACTAACATACCGTCCTCGTCCGGATCTGAAAAATCGTGATACCACGATCCGCCGAGCTTAGTAGAGATCTCTTTATTAACCGCTTTTGCCTTAGCCTTAAAGTGTAGTCGCAACTCTACGAGCTTTTTGTACGCCTCCGGATCTTTCATAGACCGAGACGTATAGCCGAAGTTAATCATACTGTTAGGATATAGGGATCCGACGTCCTGGTTAATGATAACTCTGTCCTCGGTCTCCTCAATCGTTACGCAAGGCTTAGCGCCATGTACTCCGCCCCAGGCGTAAGTAACCGGACACTCTCCGGCTGACGTCTTAAGCATAAGCTCGAGAGTCATACCCTTAGAGCCACCTTTGCCGGTGCCGAATAGCTTAGCACTCGGGATCGACTTGTCCTTAATTTGCATAAAGAAATCTAGGACTATCTTAGGTATCCGATTAGGATCCAGGTTAGGAGGAAGTACGTACTCTCTCTCGTCGTCTCGCTCCGTGTACTTGGCCTCTAGTGCTATCGCTGATAGCTTAGCGTTAGTATAGCCTAGAGCGTCCTCCGGACTAATATCGTATATACTACCGGCTAGGATCTTAGCGTCTAGATAATTCTCTTTACGCTCCCAGTAGAGGCGCTTAGTCGAATTAACGTCAATACGACAATACTTAATTACCTCCTCTAGCTCCTCGTCTGTTAGCTTACGATCTATATCGAAAGGGACGCTACTCTCTACGATAGGTAATTTTAAATTACCCTCGATAGCCTTAAGACTTAATCCCTTATCCGGGATATCGTCCTTAAGATCAAAACTCTTAAAAGGCTTTTTCTGATACTGGATAAAAGGAATCTCCCAACCTTTACCGCCTCCTATAATATAGTCGTTAGCTCTCTTAACCTCGATATTAGATCCTCCAGCTAACATAACCATAACTACGTAGTCGTCGTAATGCTTATTATTAAATCCGCCGATAATAATATCCGGCTGATCCAGGAAAGCTCTAAGCCTGGCATTGTCGTTGTGTATCGTAATATGAGGAGCGTCTAACTCCGGCCTACTAAAGTCTACGATCCAATCGTCCGAAAAGACCTCGATATCGTAGATATAAGTATTCAATCTACCACCTCCTCAGTCTCCTCTACCATATAGACCTTACGATACTGAACTCCATAGTCTAAAGCTCTATCGTGATTGTCAAAATATATATCTATCCTATCTCCTTTAATAGCTCCGCCTATATCCTCAGCTATATATTTTTCTCCATTAATTTCTACTATTGATCCTAAGGGAATAACTTCCGGATCTACTGCTATAGTGCGTCCCTCTTGTGTCTTAACTCCACTTTTAGTTATTCCGTCTGACTTCCCGCAACACTCTACACAATCGCAGTAAGCAGTAGTCTTAAAAGTACCTAAGTCTATTTTAATAGGCGCCATCTGTACGGTAGTCTCCGGCTCAACCTGGATACTAGGAGTCTCTCTTATTGTAGTTATCATGTTGTAATCAGCCTTAACAGTCTCGACTTCTTTAGTATCTTGTGAATGAATACCATATAGAGCCAACGGTATCCCTATTGCTATGCCTATTAAAGCGCTTATTACATTATCCTTTAATGTATATTTTTTCATTTTCGTACCTCCTTTACGATATTTCGTTAATCAAGATCAAAAGAAAGTTGCTCGTCCTCGTGATCCTTTTCATACTTCTTAGCTAGTCTACAGTCCGGACGATATTTTTTAAGCATTTCGTACCTCATAGCCTCGTACTTAGGCCATGTATTATTAAACTCGTTCATATACTCCGGATCGAAATCTAACTTAACACCCTGTGCGATATATACGTCCTTTAGAAAACCTAACGACGCCTTATACTTTTTAGGCTCCTTAACATAGAGTACTTTTAAATCAGAGTAAAGCTCTTGACTAAACGGACATAAAAAACAACCTGTACGCTTACAACCGTATTCTGTATAAGCTCTCGATAGTGGCACGTTATATTCCTGGATAAAATATTCTAAGATTTCGTCCGACCAATCTACTATAGGAGTCTTGACCGTATACGGTCCTTTAATTCTAGTACATACACTTTGTCCGGAGGCTAATTTTTTTTCAAACATCATTTGTCTAGCACCACCCTCGGTCATTCGCTCGCCAGTAAAAAAACCCTCTATGTTATGATCATCCGCGTAAATTTCAAAAGGTATTTTTTTCATTTGATGACAACACTCTTGCGATACCGGTATATCAAAGTCCTCATGTATAAAGTGTAAATCTTTATTAGCGATATATATTTTTTTACTATTACAATTATTTTGGCTTATCATATAATCCCAGGTTTTTAGCTTAGTTTTATCCTTACCATTTTTTACGGCTTTCTGAATACGGCTTATGCTTTCAGCTTTCATTTTGGATCGTAAAGGCTTACCGTATTCTTTTATAACCTGGGCGAAAGATTTAGGAGTCTCGATAATCTGTACGTTTCCGTAGTAGTTATCTTTTACCCAGTTTACAAAATCTAAAGTAGCGTCCATTTCGATTTTGGTATTACAAAATACCGCCGGGATCGCGTTCTTAGGGATATCTCCATCCTCCTCGCATAACTTAATCAAAGCCAGGACTACAGTACTATCTTTACCTCCGGAAAAACTCAAGTAGCAAGCTCCGCCGGTCTGATTATACAGATCTCGGATTCTCTTTTTACCCTTAGCTACGCTAAGCTCTAAATTAAATTGCTTTTCTTCATCTTGTTCAGTCATTTGTTCTAACCTCCTTTATATCAGCTCTAGTATTCCACGATAGTATTGTCGCCTCCTCCTCGGTTACGTCTTTTAAAAACTTACTAATTCTAGGATTACGAGCGCCACAATTTAAACAATAAATCATACTAGCACATTTATTAAACTTTAAATTATCACTACCACAAAAAGGACAAGGTTTTAATGCGTCCATATTTTTACCTCCTTTACTGGTTATAGCTCCTACGGTATCCGTCCATATACTCTGTAAATAGTTTCTCGCTAAAGTCTGAGTAACCGGCTAAAGCTCTATAGATATCTACCTCGACGGTGCCTTTAGTTAATAGATGTATATAGCTACATTTATTAGTTTGGCCGGTTCGGTGGATACGGTCTCTACTTTGCTCCAGGACTACTGATCTAGTAGTCGGCTCGTAGTAGATAATAGTATCGCTACTAAATAAATCGATACCGGCATTAGCTGATTGATACTGTCCTATAAAAACTCGTATCGACTTATCAGCCTGGAATTTACGCCATATCGTCTTATCCTTTTGCTCTCCGTCTAAAGTGACGTATTTAATCTTTAGTTTTTTAAGTAGATCCTCGATCTTACGAATACTATATTTAAACTCGGCGAAAATAACGATCTTTTTATCGTCCTCAAAACCCTCTAGTAATTCCTGGAGGATCGAAAGTTTTTCATTTTTGGTCTCGATAATCGTACCGTCCTCTAGCTTAATAAATCCACTGCATAATTGACGGAGCTTTATTAGTCTACTTAAAGGATTTTCCGCTAAGATCTCATACTCCAGGATGGCCGACTCAGTAGCGAGCTTTTTATATAGCTTTTTCTCGCTTAAGTCTACTTTAACTATCTCGTCCGGTAGCTTGTCCGGTAGGTCTAAACATTCGCTTTTTTTAACTCGATAGCTATACTCGTTTATAATATCTTGTAGCTCTCTGACGTGTATGTAGCTACTAGGCTTATGGTACATATTAAGAATACAATAGCGCTCTAAAAACTTACTATAGGATCCTCCAAAGATACGCGAGTACGGATAACCTCTCTCGATATAACCGTCCAGGAAAGTATAAAGGCTCCATATGTTTTCTAACTGGCCGTTACTGATAGGAGTACCGGTTAAGATATATCTATAGTCCGCCATAGTAGCGAGCTTAAGTAAAAACTTACTACGCCGGCTTGTCCTATTCTTAATGTAGTGAGCCTCATCTAAAATGATACAACCATACTTTTTATAGTACGGACTCTTAGCCTCGCCCCTCCATACCTTATCGTAGTTAATAAGAGTAATACCGTCTCTTAGGATCTGAGCGTCCATATCGTTAAATAGCTCGATATCTCTCTCCCAGGCTCCTAGCGCTGACTTAGGAGCTACTATTAAAGCCTCCTCTATCTGACCGCCTTTTAAGAGATCCAGTATTCTAAATAAGCCTACTAAAGTTTTTCCTGTACCTTGCTCCATAAAGAAAGCAAAAAAATCATTTGCTCTAGCGTAACTAAGAGCTACTTTTTGGTGTCTATACAGAGTTAACAAGTTTACCACCTACTCTACCTCGCTAAATAATTCGGTATCTATTTTAGCCATTATTTTTGCCATAGTTAAAGCTATCATTAAACCGTTAGGCCCAAACTTTAAGGACTCTTCACTTATAACCTTGCTCGCTACTGTATTAAGCTCCTCCGAAGTAATAGTAATACTTTCTTTTTCTACCGGAGTTTTTTCCTTTTTTTCTTCCTGACTATCGAGTGCTATATTTTCGATAGGTACTTTTTTTAACTGCTTATCATCAAAAAACCATACAATAGCTATTGATCTGTTTGCGATATACTTAACTTTACCTTTTTTCAATACGCCGTTCTCAATAACTACTACTAAGTCCTCTTCTTTAATCATTGCTTAAAACCTCCATTTTTATTTATTCGCTTTAATAAGCTATAAAGCTCTGGAACCTTGTCCGGCTTTATGATATGTCCCTCGATACTATCTGTAGTGGTTCCGTCAGCTAATATGTGTATAATCTTCACTATCACACCTCCTTACAGTAAAGCTCCTCGAGAGTGGATCCAGGACTTACGATATCGCGTAAACAAGACGCCTCGTCAACTGTAAACTCAGCTTTACCGTTAATTTTCAAAGATAAAGTCGAGATATTACAATCAAGACGACCGTCTACCTTACCTCTCTCCAGGATCTCGTTATATGTGAGTCCACTTCTAGCAATCTCCGCTTTTAAGTTTTGATATGCCATATTTTTTTACCTCCTTTTTTTTGTGATATTTAATAAGTGTTTGTGATATTTCGTAATCACAAGACTAATGATAAACGATAAAGCGATAATAGTCAACCATTATTTTCGATATTTCGCAAAATTTGGTAATAATACATAAAAATATTTTTTCGATTTATCGAAAAACTTATTGATATTTCACAAAATGTATTATATACTATTGTCAAAAGGAGGTGATATTATGAGTATCGAATCAGCTCTCAAAAATTTAATTATCGAAAAATACGGATCTATATTAGCCTTTTCGCGTGTCTGCGAGGTACCTAACTCAACTATCAATTCATTTCTAACCAGAGGTATAGGTACGGCTACTCTATCTAATATACTTAAAGTCTGTAATACATTACACATCAGCGCCGACGAACTTTCTAAAGGGCGTATCGTATCCAACTTTACGATTAAAGATAATAAGTCTATAGATATAGTAGACATTTTAGCAGACGCTAAAAGTCAGCTACTCAATAATGAGGCTCTCATGTTCAACGGCAAGCCGGCGGATGAGGAGTCTATCCAGTCTATACTATCAGCTATGGAGGTAGGTATAGCACTAGCTAATAAAAAGAATAAAAAATAAATATCCTGGTGGGAGGGATTATTATAATTTATGAGATAGTAGAGAGGTTAACCAAAGAAAATGAGACTTGCGATCCTTTTAAAATAGCAGAGGCGTTAGGCGCTTTAATAGTGTACGTCCCTTTAGTAAGAGTAAACGGCTTTTATCAGAGATACCAGGATCAAGACATAATTTATATTAACCAAGACTTAACGGAGGAGGAGCAAATATTAGTTTGTGCACATGAACTAGGTCATATGGTACTGCACAACGACATAAATAGTATATTCCTGGAAACTACTCTAAAGGTTAACGGCTTATACGAGCTAGAGGCTAACGCGTTCGCGGTCCAGTTGCTACAAGAGTATCTTAATCTTAATGAAGAAATACCGATCATAAACTGGACGATTGACAACTATGGTATAAAAAGACGTGTCTCTTTAGTCCGAAAACCATAACAAAAACCATAACAAAAACCATAACAGAATCGACTTTTTTCTGTTAAAGTTTTTGTTACCCTAAATTTCTGAAATTTAAAAAATGATAACGACATAACAAAATCATAACAAAATAACAAAATCATAACAAAAACTTTTTACATTTTGTTATGGCTTAAACGCCCTATTTATAAGGCTTTCAACATAAAAATAACATAATAACATAATTATTATTAACTTAATATAAGAAATATATAATATATATAATATATAAAGAAAAATAAAAAAGTATAAAGAGTTAAGATTTTTTTTGTTATTTTGTTATGTTCGATAAAAATGGAGGTAATAATATGATGAAAAAAGAAATAGTAGCTCTTTATGTCAGAGTATCGACGCAAGAGCAAGCGAGAGAGGGATACTCTATAGAGGAGCAAAAAGATAAACTAATAAAATACGCTGAGGCTCATGATTGGATAATTTATAATACATACGTCGACGCCGGCTACAGTGGTGGCAACTTGGATAGACCAAGTATTAAAAGATTGCTAGACGACGCCGACGGTAATAAGTTTAGTAAGGTCGTAGTATATAAGTTAGACCGTATCAGCAGATCTCAAAAAGATACGCTCTTTTTAATCGAGGACGTGTTTATCCCTAACGGAGTGGATTTCGTCTCTATGTCTGAAAATTTTGATACATCTACTCCGTTCGGTAAGTTTATGATCGGTATATTATCCACGTTCGCTCAGCTCGAGAGAGAGACTATTAAGGAACGTACTAAACTAGGAAAAGAGGGACGAGCTAAGTCTGGATTATGGAGCGGCGGCGGACGTGTACCTATTGGTTATAGATACGATAACAACGACAACCTTACTATAGATCCGTACGAGGCTAGTATAGTCAGACGTATATATAAAGAGTATACAGAGGACCTTAAGACTATCAGAGAAATAAGTGTACAATTACGTAAAGAAAAACTACGCTCTAGTTATGGACCTTTTCCTAAAACTACAGTCTTTAATATTTTACATCATAAAATATACGCTGGTTATATAGTTTACAACGGCAAGGACTACGCCGGTATTCATGAACCTATCATCAGCCTAAAAACTTGGGAAAAGGCCCAGGAGCGACTAAAGTACTATCAAAAAGAGGACAAGAATAATTTAAACTTTTATAAAAAGGCGTCTATCATTACCTCTATGGTAGTATGTCCGTACTGTGGCGATACCATGATACCTAAGTACGATAAAGTAGGAAATGCTAAAAACTGGACGAAAGAAAAAGGATATAGAATATTTTTAGCTTGTAAGGATAAGACTAAAAAGAAATGTCCTAACAAACGATACAGACTAAGCGAGCTAGAGGAGTTAGTATTAGCAGAACTTAAAAAACTTAAACTAGATCCGGATCACTTAAATCAAGTCAGAACTAAAACAGAGTCAGCTTTCGATATTAACGAGCGTGATATATTAAAAGAGCGTATTAAACTCAATGAGGATAAGATCTCTAAGTTAATGGACTTATATTCGTTAGGTACGATAGATATACATACGATAAAAGCTAAAGTGGACGAGATTAACGGAGAGATAGACGGCTTAAGACTTAGGATAGAAGTATTAGAGAGTAATAACGAGGGATTAATTACGAACGAGGAGATCGTAGAGAGGTTAGATAGATTAGAGTACTTTTTAGATTTAGAAGATATAGAAAATACACACGCGATAATATCAAGTCTGATAAACAGAATAGAGGTAACACCAGACGAGGCTCGTATTTACTGGCGTTTTTAACGGTAAAAAATTTTACTTAAACGTACCAAAAAAGTATACAAATCGCGTTGACGATTATAGCACCTTTTCGGTACACCTAAAAGTGTACAAAATAAACAAAATAAAGTTATTAACTTTGTGCATTATGTCAATATACATATTACATCTACGGATGTATAATAAAGACAGTTAAAGAAAACAAAACACAAAACAAAATGAAAGGTTAAAAAAGGTGATTATTATGATTAATTTAATTGATGGATATGTAGATGTAACAAGGGAATTTAACAATGTTCCTGATGGATATGTAGTATGGTATGAAGATAGTGCAGATGAGTATAATGTTATTAACGTTGTAGATGAGTTTACTGAATTAAATACACAAAACGAAAAAGAAGTACAGAAATTTTTTAATGAAATTTAATAACATGTAAAACCGACCTGGAGCGGTTAATCTCCAGGAGGAAAGAGGGTAATTATTATGAAAGATAATAGAATAGTAAAAGAGGAATTATTAAATGCTGAGGACGCTAAAGTACTAACTAAAGCTATAGATGATAATTACGAAAGATATTATGGCAAAGGATTAGAGGAGCGCTTAAAGGCAGAGCGTGAGGCGAATCCTAACAGAATAGAAATAGACGGTAAGGCTTTCGATATTAGATACATCAAACGACTTAAACTCTATAGAGCTAAAGCTGGATTATCTCAAAGTAAATTAGCCGAGTTAAGTGGAGTTAATGTTCGTATGATCCAGTACTACGAACAAGGTGCCAAAGATATTAATAAGGCCCAGGCTAATACAATACTAGCATTAGCTAAAGTATTGAACTGTAATATGAAGGACTTATTAGAAAAATAAAAAGAGGCCCGGAGTTATTAGCTCCGAGCCTTTTCTTTTATCTAGGATACCTCTATAAGCTCGTAGGAGGCTCATAGAGGCGTTTTTATTGTTTTGTCGATAACTTTATAGGTTATTTACTAAATATCGTTAAATAAGCCGTTAAATGCGTTTAGTGTAATCTAAACATATCCAGCCGGCGCCGCTCTTTAACTTACCCCAGTTACCGCTCGTCTGTACTATAGTGTAAGCTCCTCTGTCGCGGATACATCCTCTTACGGGATAATTAACTCCGGCTCCTCCTCTGATATTGAGAGCGCTAACTGTAACTCTTACTATATAGCTAGTACTAGCTGAAGTACTAGTACTACCTTTAAGGATCTGAGTAACTCTAGCCTGCACCTGGTTATAATTATAACCAGCTTTTTCTAAAGCACTTTTACGAGCTGATCCATTACCCCATCTGCCAGCTATAACTTCTCTAGCTATAGCGTCTATAGATTTAGTAGACTGAGTAGTAGGCTGAGCTACTTGATTAGATCCAAGTCTAGCGTTAACCTGGCTCACGATATAAGGGATTTTACTCTCTAAATAAGGACCAGGACAGTTAGTAGCTTTAAACATTTTATGAAGTGTTAAATTACCGTTTCTATCGCCTGTGTAGTTGAGACTTTTAATACCATTACGCTGACAGATATCGACGCACAAGTTAATTAAACTACTCATAGCCTTATCACTTACTGTCCAGTTAGGAGCGAGCGTATTATTAGCAACTTCGATAGTAACCGCCTGGGAGTCGTTCCAAGAGCTACTAGAAGTCCAGGCTCTATTAGACTCCTCCACATAAAGACCGATACGACCGTCTGTACCGATACCGTAGTTACTAGAGGCCTCTCTAGCACCATTAAACACATTAGCACAAGTTTCTACACTTAAATTACCAGCCATGTGATGGATAGTGATTTTTTTGTTTACCTTATTAGTCATTTTAGTATAATTTTTAACTAACTTGGTATAATTAACTAATTTACTATTACTCATAAATATACCTCCTATTCTTTTACGGCTTGAGTGCCGAAGTAAAACGCTATTACTACAGTAAAAATCGTTAAAAATTGATCTGTAGTAACTACTTTAACGATACACAGATAGCAAAAAACTAAAGTTAATAGTAGCGTAACGATACTCTTGATCGTTAATAATTTAGAAAGTCTTTCTTTCACTATCACCCCTCCTTTTCTAAAGGCAACTCTTTAAATTTGTCGTGTATTTCATTCATTACGCCATTGGCTCCGAGGTTGTGATACTGTTTCCACATGTTCTCGAAATTTTCGCGAGCGTAGATAGGAGCGTATCCTTTTTCTTTATAATGATTGTACGACTGTAAAAGTCGATCTCTTAATAAAGCCTGAATTCCTAAACATACCGCCTCAGTCTTGACCTCTGTCTTTTTAATTCGATTAACTAGATACTTACCTACAGATACTAAGATTCCAGAGCCTAATAAAAAACTCATTAATGGATAACTCATTTTTCTTTTTTCCTCCTATGATGTCCTTTTCCAAATGTATACTGCTAAATAAGGAGGTATATTATTATGAGCTAATCCACCTCCTCTAGTGTAGCCTTGCATTACTAATTCATTACCAGATACGATCTTGTAAGGTCTGTTAGCATACTTGGAGTAGTCAGTAGCACTTGAGTTTATGTAGTAGCTATTATCGTCTCCGCCTCTATCAGCGTAGCCAGAGTTGTCAAAATTACTATACAGATGTCCCTCGTGAGCTGGTATTTCATTAACTGTTAAAGTATGCTCTGCCTCGCCTCCAGTACTTCCAGCTGTGTAAGTATCATCTGCACCCAATAAAAACTTACCACTTACTCTCTCCCAGGTACCACCAAATAAGGTACCAGGATTCACCGAGTTAGCGCTCATATAGATAGAGCCTATTGGATAGATAAGATCGGCTAATAAATTATCTTTAAATTTTAAAGGTATAGCTATCTCAACCTTATCCGTCTCCTCTGATACTTTACCTATGGCCATACCTTTACCGCTTGCGTTGAAGTCTAAAAGCGTAAAGGCCGTACTTATGATAGTGGATACTGTAGTAGTGTTAAAGCTATCCGATACCTCTAAAAGTACGTCGTAAGTATAATTAATGTCTACCGCGTCAGCTAATACTTTAGATCCTACTAAGTCGCTAAGACTAACGTTAGTATAGTCTGTCTCGTCTTTTTTCTTGTATTTAATATTAGTACTTACCTCGTTAGCTCCGTTTAAGCTAGTATAATCTACGTCGTAGTTAACTTTTAAACTACCTCCACTCTCTGAGACGGTACCGCTTGCGTCTGATCTCTCTGCCGTAAAAATATTAATTTTTGGCTTAGTATAATCTAACACATTGATAGTTATTGACGTAGTACCAACGTAGCCTCTTGAGTCTGTAGCCGTTGCCGTGATAGTCATATCTCCAGCAGTGTTTAGAGGCTCTGTAATGGCGCTAGAGTCGTTGTAAGTCGCTCCGTTAGCTTTTATACTATAAGACTTAATAGAGGCGTTAAATTTACCGCTAGCGCTTACAGTTATAGCTAACTTGCTGAGATCTTTAACATAAGTTCCTATTTTAGTTTTAACATCTTCCATCGCCTCGGCTATATTTAAAGTAACCCCCGGCTTAGTGTCTATAATATCTGGCACCTTGCCATAGAAACTTACTGACTTAGAGCCTATCAGCGTAGAGCCGTTATAAGTATCACACTTAATAGTACCTTGTCCTAACGAGTTATTAGGAATGTAATTAGCTAAACTTAAAGGAGGTGTCCAAGATACGCTTGTACTACTTGTCTTAGTAGCGATTGTATCGCTAGTACTCCCCCAGTTATAAGTTAATGTGTGAGTAAAAGAGCTACTAGCTCTATTAATAGTTATTGTACCAGGTGTACCGAGCGTTAGCGTAGGTACTGATATACTAGAGGCTCGAGGGATTGTGTCAAGTGTAAAATTACCGGATCCGGTACAGTTAACCGCATAAGTATAAATAGCACCGCTTACACTGATACTAAAGCTCTTTGTACCGTCTGAGTTATGACTCAATACTTTACTACCGCTCGCTACTGTAGTATTTCCGTACAGTTTAATACGACTATCTGTAGAGGTAGAGTAGACGGTAGAGCCGTCTATAACTACTTTAAATCCTCCAGCCATATACCAATAACTAGAGTTACTACCAGCTCCTTTTAAAGTCCAGGATATAGTAGACGTATTATTTTCTATATTTTGTTTAGCGCTCCAGGTTACTTGTAAAAATCGCACCTCGTAGGCGTTAGTATTGACTGATCCGCTTAGTGCCATATCTTCACCTCCTTAAATTTTAGTAAATGATAAATTACCGTTCGATCGCGGAATAAAAGCAAAATTGCCTATTACAATTTGATCTAATATTTCAGCTTGAGTAATATATAACTTTTGGTCTGTGATGTAAGCGACTTCGATATTATCGTTGTATAAAAACGATATACGGCCGTTAGAGATCTTAGTCGTAAGAGGATTACCTACCGCTCCTAGTAATATATCTCCGTCCTTAAATCTAATATATTTAGATATCTCGTCTAGGTTTTTAATAATCTCGCCATTTTCCTCAGTAATACGCTCATTAATTGTATTAAACTGTATACCTAACTCGTCAGCCGTCTGTTTGAATACTGTAGATATAGCCTCTTTTAACTGAGTAGTATCTGTAGTAGTTGTATACTCTTTTAATAATGTTTGTGTGTTTTCCTCTGAGTTAACTATCTGCTCGTTAACATATGTCTGAGTCTGTGCTATAATACCCTCTGTTTTTTGACTTACTATATCGCCTATCTGATTAGTAAGTATATCTATTCTATTAGTGTTATCTTTGATGTTATCCGCTAAATAACTGCTCTTTTCCATTCCTAAAGTGATAGTTGAGTTAGCTGGACTTAGTAAGTCCATTTTATAAGCAGTTAACAGTACCTTATCATTGAGGTCGTGAGGCTTACTATAAACTCTGACATAATCGCCTAATTTAAACGCCTCTATAGTCTCGTCTGCTAGGTGTAAGTCTATAGCTTTAATAGTTAGCTTAGTTGATATTTTAACCTTATTAGCTAGATACGCTTTAGCTTTTTTAAGCAAGTTACTAGGAAGTGTTACATCTTCCCAACTTACAACCTCGTATATTTTACCGTATCGTGCCACCGCGTCTGGATCTGATACATAATCCAAGCCACCATTGACACTTTTTATATTAACGACTTCTCCAGTCGTCTCATTTTTAGCGCCGTACGCGATTATACAAGTTGCTAAAGTATCAGCTTTAGTATCGCTAGTTAAATCTAACAAGTTAACGCTAAAAGCTATATCTTGAGTGGCTACGTCTGTAAAATCTTTGAGATAGTCGATATAGTTACCGTCGTCCTCGTATCTAATAACGATATATCCACCTAGGTTATTAATTAATTTACTAGTGATCTCACTCCACGTAGTTGGATTCTCTGTCGAGGATCTGATGATATAGTCGTTATTGTCTGTTACTGTAACATTACCTAGCTTAAATCTTTGCAGAGGCTCTACCTGGCTATTATGCTGATTAATCAAAAAGCTGACGTAATTTTTTACGGAGCCTTTAAAGTCGTAACTTCTAACGATTGAGTCGTTAAAGTAGCCTAATACTCCCTCAACTTCTATAGTCTTGGTTTTTTTAAAGTCCTCAGAGTTACCATATACTCGACCTTTAAATAGTATTCGATTATCTTGATAGATAGTAATTATACTTTTCATTTTAACAAAACTATCGTAATACGGATGTCCTGGGAGGATCTGAAAAGAGGCAGAGCCTACTTTATTAACTTCTAAGTTAACTGTAGGCTTTAAAAGTCTCTTATCATTGTCTTTAGGTGTCCAGAGAGGTTTATCGTCTAAATATATACTAATCATATTCTAGCCTCCCTATATTGTACCGTTAAAGAACCGGATCCAGTTACTTTTAATACGTTAGCTCCAGGCTTTAACTCTAAATTAGCTAAAAGGTAACTTCCACTGCTTAAATTATAAGTATTAGTACCTACTACTATTTTAGCGCTATCGCTAACTATTACAGTAGGTATAACTACTACGCCGTCGTTATTAATAATTAGCTCCTTAGTGACTGTACTTAACTCGATACCTCGATTAGTTAACTCTAATCTCTGTCGAAATGGATCAGCGTTAATTTCTAAAGTAATTTTAGCGAGTACGCCATCTCTTTTAACTTTAACGCTTGCTATTCCCTCGTAGTACCAATCTGAAGTATCGTCGTCAATGATAGTTATACGCTCGCCGTGTAGACTGTTGAATATATCTATAGTATTTAGTAAGTTATCTCCGCTAGCTAAGTACTGAAATTTTAAAGTCCTATTTTTGTAACAAGTGTTACCCGTTAACGCTTTAGTTAAATCTAACAACCCATTACGTCCAGGTACTTCTACTGTGTAAGTTTGAGGAGTCGGATTACTCAACTCTTTTACTTCCTGGACTACGTCTAAATCGTCTCCAGTGTGTACTCGTAAATTATCTTTAATTATTAGTATGCCTCGCATAGATTACCACCCCCTAACTACTTTACTATTTCTATCGCTTAACGCCGTATCTACGCTATCGACTCCAACGACTAGAGGTCTATCCATAATTCTGAGAGCGTCTGGGTAGTAATTAGCCATTAAACTAATAACCTGGTCTAGTTTGCTCTCCAGGTTAGCGTTACGAGTATCTACGGCCTCAGCTACATATTTTTGTAGTACGTCAATAGGAGCTACGGCCTCCGGTCCAGCCTCTCCGACGCCTTTAAATCCTCCCTCAGTTGAGAAGATGGTAGGTCTTGAGAATACACCACCGAGTTTATACCACTTAACGTCAAAAGATGGCAATTTACCATATCCCGCAATACCCCAAGGAGCCTCACCACCGTCTACGGATACATGAGGTAGTTTTAAATCGAGCTTAGGTACTATACCTTTAAATATATCCTTTACAGTAGTTTTAATAGTGTCAATAACTGTACTAATTGCATTTTTAGCGGCCTCAATTGGTGTCGTGATGGCGGTTTTTATGCCATTCCAAACCGTTTCGGTTACAGATTTTATAGTATTCCAGACACTCGAAATCGTATTTTTTATACCATTCACAACATTACTAACAGTATTTGATACAAAATTTATACTATTGCTTATCGCATTTTTTATGCCAGACCAAACACTCTCTGTAACTGACTTGATAGTATTCCAGACGTTTGATATCACATTTTGTAAAGCTACAAAAACTGGATTATTAGTTATAGCCGTCCACGTATTTACTATAAATGATTTAATAAAATCTACTACAGTAACTATAACGTTTTTGATAGCGTTAAATACAGTACTAAACAGAGTTAAAAATCCGTTTATAATCGGTACTAATATGTTCATAATAAGAGCAAATCCGACCATCAATATGTTTTTGATAAAATTAACGGCGGTACTAACGACTGTACTTATAGCGTTCCAGGCTATCGAAAAGGCATTTTTTATTTTTTCTAAAATTCCGCCTATAAAATCCGTAATTCCGTTCCAAATATTCGAGAAAAACGAACTAACGCCCGACCATAACTCCTCCCAGCTAGTGCCGAACCAGGATAAAAATACGTCGGTTATGCTCAAAAATGTATTGATACAGTTTTCCAAAGTGCCGACTATTAAGTCCCAAACTGAACCGAATATTTCTTTAACACCATTCCAGACACGGTCCCAATCGCCAGTAAATATACCGACGAAAATGTCTAATATACCGAGAATTGCATTAAAAATTGACGATAAAGCTACCTCCATTTGTTTGAATGTACCAATAAAAATTGGCGCCATCAATTTACAAAAAGCGGACCAGATGGCTTTTATAACGTCAGTTATGTCTTTAAATTTAAAGCCTAGAGCGTTAAGTCTGTCTACTATACCTTGACTAAAATCCTTAGCTTTAGTTACAATACTGTTCCAAATAGCCGTTACCTTTTCACGAAACTCCTCGCTATTTTTCCATAATGTTATAAAAGCTCCACTGATAGCGGCTATAACGGCAACTACTGCTAAAAACGGAGCTACGGCACCTAACGCGCTAGTACCTATAGTACCAAATAGTGACGCAATTTTTGGCGCCCAGGTCATTATAGTACCTACGGCAGTCGTCAGTTTGCCTAGTATAATTAACAATGGTCCTAAGGCGGCTACTACTAATGCTACTGTAATTATTACTTTTCTCTGTCCGTCTGATAAATTATTCAATTTATCGACAAACTTTTGGATATGTTCTACTGCACTACGTATTATAGGCATAAGCATTTCTCCTAACGAGATAGCTAATTCTTCGAGCTGAGATTTGAGGATAGTAAACTGGCCTTTTAAATTATCGTTCATGGTATTAGCCATTTTTTCAGCTGATCCGTCACAGTTATAAACGGCGTCTGTTAACTTGTTATAATCCTCCTCGGACGCGTTGACTATAGCTAACATACCAGCCATTCCCTCTTTGCCAGCTAACATAGCCGCGTATTTGGCCTTTTCTGCACCCTCTGCTCCGTACGCTAATCCAGCTAATTTTTCCAGTTCTGCGTTATACTGTTTATCAGTCAAAGTACCCTCTTCGTGTAGAGTGGTTAATCTTTGAAACTCTGAGTTATATTCCTCAGTACTAATCATCATATTGCCAAAACCGGCTCTCATGTCATCCATTACTTCTTTCAAGGACTTCATATTACCCTCGTTGTCTTGTAAAGATAATCCTAAGACGTTCATAGCCGTTTGCATTTGGTCTGTTGGTTTAGCCATATTAACCAGGATGTTTTTAAGTGAAGTACCCGCTTGAGAGCCTTTAATACCCGCGTTTGCCATCAAACCAATGGCTATAGATGTATCCTCCATACTGTAGCCTAACGATCCAGCAGTAGAGGCGGCGTACTTGAACGTCTCGCCCATCAACTCGACATTAGTATTAGCATTACTAGACGCGGCGGCCATTACGTCTGAAAGTCTACCAGCGTCCTCTGCCGTTTTTCCGAACGCGGTTAAGGCGTCTGTGACTATGTCGGATGTAGTAGCTAAATCACTACCAGACGCGGCGGCAAGGTTCATTATACCACTGATACCGCCTAACATATCCTTAGTTTTCCAACCGGCCATTGCCATATATGACATAGCGTCCGCGGCCTCACTAGCACTAAATTTAGTCTGTGCGCCCATCTCTCTAGCTTTATCTCTTAAAGCTTGTAAATCGTTACCAGTAGCTCCAGAGATTGCTGATACATTAGACATAGAGGCGTCAAAGTCTGCCGTAGTCTTAACCGCCATAGCTCCGAGACCAGTTATAGCGCCCGTTAATGGTAACATTTTTTTGCCGGTACCCTCGATTTTATCGCCTACATTTTTTAATTTTTCCCCTACTAGAGCTATCTGCTGAGCGCCTACTGATCCGAAGTTTTTTTGTTCTTCTGTTAAACTTTTTAACTTAATCTCAGTGTTAGCAATCTCTCTTTGTAAATTGCGATATTCTTTTTCTGTCATCTGGATTTCTCCAGAATCAACTTTAGCTAATACCTCTTTTAATGAATCTAATTTAATCTTAGTTTCAGCAATAGAGCTTTTTAATAAGTCTGATTTTTGCTTTAAAAGTGTGACGTTACTAGGATCAAATTTAAGTAACGTATTAACACCCTTTAACTCTTTTTGTAAGGCGGTACTCTGTTTAGTGGCACTCGAAAGAGATCGTCCAAGCTCGGTAGTATCGCCTCCAATTTTGACAGTTATACCTTTAATTCCTCCGGCCATAAGTTACCCTCCTTAATGTTTAAATTTAGCTCGCAAACCGTCTTTGTCCGGTTTAGTCTGCTCTAATCTCCACGCGTTATCTAAATACTTTCTACCCTCTTCAGACTGATTTAATTTAGATATAAAAGCGTCTCGTCTTAATATTAAGTAGTCGATATAATCTAACTCCTCAATTTGATATATATTCAACCCTGTATAGTCAGCTACTAACTTTTCCCAGGTCGTTGTTGTCTCGTATTTATTACCCTTACCTTTATCCTCAGTAGGATAGTAAGGGAGTTTTAGTTTTTTCCCTCCATGCCCTCATTTATAAAATCCATATAGGCGTTAAAGAAAATAGTAATATCCTCAAAGTCGAAAATATCCTCTAGTAATTCTTTTTCAATTTTTACTCCGCCTTTGTTGTGGCTCATTATTTCAGCACAAATATCATAAATATCGTCTAGAGCCTCCTCTGATAAACTGTTACCATTTTCGACCTCTGTCATAACACTCTGTAAATTAGATATAGCTCCTAATACTCGTTTAGTAGGCGTGCTAATCATAAGAGTGGTTTGGTCTTTGTCTGCTAAAGTTACTGTTAAATATCTCTTTTTTATATTGTTAAAATTTAATGTTTTCATGATTTTATACCTCCATATATTAAAAAAGACGGAGGAGATTATCTCCTCACGCCTTATATTCATTTATTAGCCGGCTACTGTAGTAGTCATTTCCTCGTTATACTCGATAAGAGTACCAGCTTTGTCAATAGGCTGACACTTAAACTCAGCGTCAATAACTGTCTCTTTATCCTTAGCAAATGCTAAACTAAATCCAGCCTGGTTTACACCTCTAATAACAATCCAAACGTCTCCGTCCTGGTTATCCGTATGATGGAAACAAAGTGCATAAGACTTACCGTTATTGTTAGCAACACCACCAATCTTTACGTTACGGATACCGTCTTTTTCTGTTACTCTCGCAGTACTAGCTAACTTCGCAAGTGTCTTACCATTCCATGTGAGTACACCACTCTTAAAAGTAGCCTCTTCCTCTGTGATTATTGTCTTTGATACTATACCTGTATCGTCCTTAGCCTCGTAGTAAGTAGGCTTATACTCTAAAGTAGCTCCGCCCTGGATACGACCAATCAAGTCAGTCTCAGCGCTAAACTCTGTATAAGCCGGTACGCCAGTAGTAGCGTCATACTCTTTGACCATTAAATCGCCTGAGCCTAATGTGATTACTTCAGCGTCTCTGTTTTTTACTTCTGCCATTTTTTAATCCTCCTATTTTTCTATATAATCAAAATCATAGATAACCTGGTAGAGTCCCTCAGACTCTAGCCAGTATCTATTATTTTTAGTGTAAACTATACCTCTACTATCGAGGATAGTTTCGAGCCTTTTTTCCGCCTCCGGATCTGGAGTATAAGAATAAAGCTCTATACTGTAGCTATGTTCTTTGATTAAGTTAACGTCATCAGCTCCTCGGCTCTCGTAAGAGTCTAAATACACGCAGTACGTGACAGTAGGAGCTTTTAAAAATCTACACTCTTTAAAGGTTTTATTTTCCACAAAACCCGCTCTCGCTAAAATCTCTTTAACCATTTTTAATTATCTCCTCTATCATTGGCAAGTACCAGTCTATGATACGGTCTGTATTTTTCTTAATAAAACCGTACGCCTTGGTACGTCCTCCGTCTCTAGTAGCATGTCCATACTCTAGTAAGTGAGAGAGTCTATAGTCTGGACTTTTCACATACCACATTTTTTCTATACCGAATTTAGTCTCACTCTCGGTACGCTGAGTAATGTGATCTCTATAATGTTTCTCTCGTTTACCTACCGGAGCGTCTGCCTTAGTGTTTTTCACTAAGTCGTTCATAGCTCTGTTAGTTTGCTTTTTTAATCCTATAACGACATTCTCGTTATATTCAGTTAAAGCATTGTTTATCGCCTCGCTTAACTCATCTACATTAATTAATACATCTTTCAATACGACACCCCCACCATTTTTACATTTTTATGTTTAAGTGCAAAGTCGTCATAATCTGTTATGTTATAAGCTATATCATTATACATAATTCTATATAGCTGAGTATTATTAGCTACGTCCTCTAAGTCTTTAAAATATCTCACTTCAAAAGTAAGAGTCCTTTTCGCCTGTACGGCTCCAGCGTCTAAATACTCGCTATTTTTGTTAGACTTATTAATATAAGCGTGTAACTTGTACACGTCCTCCCATTGTTCTGTAGCCTCGTTAATTCTTTGAATAGAGATAAGTTTATCGAATACTCGCATATTATCCCCTCCTCAACTCGAGACGTAATTGCAGACTTAAGTCGTCTACTAATCTCCTGGTATTTCCAGAGATAGTAGACTGTAAGCCTCTGTTATCGTATAAGTCCGATATTATTATTAACGCTAATTCCTTAGCTCTAGGATCGTCGGTAGGATAGTCGTTACCGATTGATCCTTTAAGATAGGCATTAGCGGTATTAATCGCTCGCTCGATATTAGCATTAACCATATCGTCAGCGTAGTCGATACCAAGGTACGCCTTTACCTCTTCTATAGTAACTACCATACCGTCGCCTCCTTATCACTGATTGTTAGTAGATAAAATAGCGTTAATAAGCTCTGTTTTAGTACTCTTAGACGTCACACCCTCAACCTTAAGACTATTAGCCAGGTCTAAGAGCTGAGACTTTGTTAAAGCCTCAAGCTCTGCCTCGCTATAATCTCCGTCTCCGTTAGTATCGGCGAGGGATGTTATTCCCCCACCTGGATATAGCCATTAACGATAGAGTCAGCGTCTTTAACTCTGTAGTCGTTTCTCTGAATAGCTCTCATAAGAGTCATATTCTGAGCGAAAGCATTAAATTCTCCGATAGTCGCTACAGTAGAGGCGTCGATAGTGATCTTCTTACGATCGTACTTACGAACGTAGTCGAATAAGTTACCTACGATAAATGGTACTTTGTTACCCTCGCCGCTAGCTAATACTGAGTTAGGAAGTACTTTAATAGGAAGTACTAAAGTACCACATCTAAGAGTCATTCTAGCTGAGTCAGTAGGATCTGGATTAAGTAAGTATCTACCATTTTCATCCTTAAGAGTATCGAGATAGTTAAGTCCGTCGTCGTTAGTATAGATCTTAGCTCCAGCTTTGTAAGCCTGTCCTAATGTTACATTTACTGCTTTCTTAATTCCGTCGATATCTACTAAGTTAGTCTGAGTTTTTTCAGCTACTTTAGCTAATACTTTAGCATTAGTAGTATTTACGTCAGCTTTTCCAAGCCATTCTGCTACAATCTCCACGATATTGGCGTCTGAGTCGTCGATAAGGTCGTTAGAAACTGGCATAAAACCGGCTCTGTCCTGGATAGTGTAAGGAAGTCTTTCGAACTGTGGAGCCTGGATCTCCTCTGTGATAGCTCCGTTTTCGTCAATATCAACGAAAGTATTAGGAGTAGTCTTTTTCTGATATGTTCTAGAGCCTTTGTTAGTAGATACTGGTACTACGTCGATATCAGACTCAAGAGCGTAGTCTACATCTTTGTAATGCTCGATACGTGTAGATACGTCCTCTGGTACTGTATAACCACCTCTAGCGTCTACTGTTTCAACTAAACCAGTACCAGCTGGAACGTTTTTAACAATATTTTTAACGACTTTAGCGAATTTTTCGATCTCGCTAAGCTCTTTAGATTTTGGAGCCTCTGCTACTGGCTCTACTGGAGCTACTGAACTCTCAGCGCTTGCCATTTTTTCAGCCTCAAAGATCTTTTTCTCAGTTTCAAGCTCTTTCTGTAAAGCGTCAACCTGGTCCATAAGCTCGTTAGCTTTAACTACGTCTTTGTGTTCTCCCTCCATAAAGGCTTTAGCCTGGAGTGTCTTTTCCTGGATCTGAGCCATAAGCTCTCTCATTTTCTTATTCATTCTTTTTCTCCTCCTTTAAATGAATTTATAATTATTTTTTTGTATTAAAAAAGGACGTCCACTCTCGAAATCCTAGCGGATACGATACGTTCGTCCATTTTTTCGTTATCTGGAGTCTCAACTACTGGAGTCTCCTTTTTTTCTTCTACCGGCTTAGTAAATCCGATAGACTTATGAGTACCGGCTCTAGGTTGAGCTGGTACCGCTACGAAACTAAGCTCGTAGGCCTCTTTAGCTCCGTGTAAAAGCATTTTACAACGACGCTTTGTAGCTTTACCCTCGGCGTCTGTAACCTCGTATTCCATGCCGGGCCAATGCCTACAATAATCTTTCATATTGTCGGCTCCGCAAATACTACAGATCATTTTTTCCGGTACTGTAGAGGTTGATACTTCTTTTTTAATACCGCCCTTAATTTCAGCGATTAAGTCTTTGTTAGACTCAGTCTTAACGATATACATCTTAGCGATAAGCTCGGTATGTAGCTCTCCCAACTCTGTAGTCTTGTTAGCGTCCTGGACTAACTCAGTATCGTAGATACGCGCTATCTGATTATCAGCTTTACGATTATGATCTTTTAACATTGTCTTACCAGGATACAACTTTTTAAGATCCTGGAGAGCTTTTAAATTAAAAGGCATATAGTTTCTATCGTCTTGTTCATTATCGGCGATACTTGCTTTAAAAATAAATACTTCCTCAGCACTTAAAGGACTAAGAGTATATTTATTAATTTTTTTAAGGTCCTCGTCAGTAACATCTAAAGACGATACTTTAGCGACTTTCTGAATGACACCAGGTAAGGCGTCCGGATCGTTAAAGTTTGTTAACTTCTCGTTATCCATTTTTTGCTCCCTCCTCTCCGTTAGTATCGGTACTCTCCTCAGTGGTAGAGTCCGTATATTGTAAACCGGCTAATTCGACCGGGATACTAGCACCATTACCGAGGAGCTTATCTCCTCCAGGTTTAGCCTCTAAGTCTAATAAGGCTCTAGCCTCGTTCGGTGTATAGATAAAGTTAGCTACACCGTTACTCAAAGTATTAATTTGAGTATGTAAGTCAGCTCTTAAGATTACCGCTACATTAAATTTAAAATGATAGCCGGTATCTATCTCCTCACGACTTAATAGTTTATAGCTAATCTCCTCCTCATACTGTTTTATGATATATAAAAGAGTATCTACTAAAAAACTTAACTGTTGAGCCTCAGCACTAGCATAGCTAGACTTAGTATAATCTCCTATCTGATAAGGCTTAATACCAAAAGCACTAGCGATCTGTAGAGCGGTATACTGTCTAACTTCTACGAACTGATTATCGGCGAGCTTAACGTTTAAAGGATTAAGACTAAATCCTAACGGAATAGGGATAATATTCTCCACACCCTTGTCCTTTAAATCGCCTTTAGCGTAAGCCTCTGTCATTCTAACAAGCTCTTGGACGTTAGCGTCGTTAAGCGATCCTGTATAGTTTAATACTGCCTTAGCAGTAAATCCACTATCGTACATCTTGTTAAGCATTTTTTGAGACTTAACTCCGCCTCCTATCGTACTTTTTAATTGTTCTTGTACGCTAATACCTACGATACCGTCTAAAGTATTACTAGACTTAAAGTGTAGTACCTCCTCAGAGCTAAAGCGATAATTTTTACCACCTCCGGAGTATACGTAGTAAATATCTGGCTGATCTGCTAAAATCTTAGCGTCGTCGTAATAAACTGTAACCTGGGTAGATGGTAAAATCCATAATTTTAAGTCTTTACCGGCTCCCTGGATCCATACATAAGCATTTCCGTAGTGATTACGGTTATACTCAACTGTAGACCAGAAATTTGTAGCCGTCATATACGGATTAGGTCTATCGTGTAAAGCATAATATAGCGGATGTTTACGAGCCGTCTCTACGCCGTTTTTATCGTTATATTTTAGCAATTTAAGAGGTAATTTACCTACTCCCTCACTAAGTACTTTCATACAAGCAAAGTAGGTAGCCTCTGATATAGCTCTCTCGTCCTCGTCTGGATTAATTCCTAAAAACTTATACAAGTTATTAAGTTCTACTGTCTGTCTATCTGATTTATTAAAAAATTTAAATAATTTAGGTATTTTCACTTTTACACCTCCTTTTTATTTTTTCCACCCTATTGCTTTTAGGTATTTATCTAGCTCACTCTCGACGTCTACGACTTCCTTAGTCTTATTTTTCAGCATTAAAGCGTGAGCGTCTATACAAGCGTCAACTGGATCAATACGCTTAAATCTATTCCCTGGTTTTTTATCTACTTTAACCTCGTCGAAACTGTTACGAACAAGACTAGCGTTCAAAAAGCTCCAGGTTAATAGCTCGTTGTTAAGGTTATACTCTACAGACTCGCTCTTAGTGAGTAACTGTATATCTACTGTAGCGTCGTTTAATGACTTACAAGACTGTACTATAATCACTACCGGACATCCGAACGCCTCAAGATCTGATAAAATACCGTCAGCGTTATGAGGATCAATACCGATTCCCTTAAATTTAAGGTCGTACTCGTCTTTTAGTCGCTTAAGATCCTTTATTATAAACTTATAGTCATTTTTAAAGTCTCCGGAGCCTCCAGTAACTGTTATAAGCTCCATACTTTCCCACAGATCATAAGGTGCTAAGTCGGTCTCTATATGCTCCTGGAGTCGTCCACGAGGCATAAAAGAGTGAGAATAAAAATAGTACTTATCTGTATCGTTTATCGGCTCAAACTCTAACGAGTAAGTAGTTAAATCTCCGCCGCTTGATAAGTCCAAACCTACCCAGCACTCTCGACCTCTAAAGTCCTCGAGAGTTTTTTCAGATCCACATTTCTGCCACTTCTCAGCGTTAATAAATTGGTCGTCGGTATTTTGTACCCACATATTAAGACACTTAGTAAGGAAGTCTCTTAAGTCACTACCGCCCATATCCTTAGCGGTCTGAGCGTCGGTCTTAAGTTGCTCGATACCCTCCTCCGTACTACATAGATACGGATTAGCCTTAATCCAGTTATTAGGATCCCATATATCATCAGTAGGATCGAGACAGTAAATATCTACAAAAAAATCCTCGGCGGTCGCTTGACCTCTGAGGATATTTATAGCGTAGTCGTCCATCTCTTTACAAAATGAGTTAAGATTATCGCCTCTTGTAGTTATCATTGAGACGAGCGTCTCGTCTAAGGCTCTTGTACCATTGTATAGAGCCTTGTATATTTTATTGTCCTTATGTTGATGTATCTCGTCGATAGAGCTAAATATTGATCTAAAGCCGTCGTCAAGACCGGCCTCTTTACTTAAAGCCTCTATAGTACAGTTAGTCTCGTTAGCTATGATAGTCGAGATATAGTCTTTAACCTCGAAAAACTCGCCTAAATCCGGATCTATTTTAATGAATTTACTCATTTCCTCCCAGGCGAGACGTGCTTGTCGTTTTTTAGTGGCTACAGTAAATAGCTTACCGTAGTTATACCCACCAAAACCGGCTATATAAGTACCGATAATACCATTCTCGAACGTTTTACCGTTCTGTCTAGCCTCAGACTTATAACGACGTCTAAATCTTCTCTTGTCGTTGGATGATTTAAACCACCCAAACGTAGCGCCGAGGTCAAACACTTGAGAGTCTAATAGCTTAACCGCTTTCGGCTCCGTTCCCTCGGCTATAGTTAAGGTTTCGGCGTAGCTGATTATTTCCTCAGCCTTAGCCGGATCATAATAGTAAGGAAAATCCTTAGTATTTTGCTTTTTAAGGTCGTCTAAATGCCTTTTACAAGCTAACCTGTGTAGCTCTCCAGCTACTACTTTACCGGCGACAACCTCTCGCGCGTACCTGGTTACGCGATCATTTAAGATAGCCGAGTTATCCACCAGCTACCCTCTTCTCGAATTTTTTAAACTTGTTTTCTTTAGGAGTCTCCTCCTTGTTAGCTCCAGGTACTACTAGCTTACATCTGCTAGTAATAGTTAATCCTAAATCATTTGCTGAGGCTCTAACCATTTTAAAGCTACGCTCTTGCGTTTTAATCCATAAATCATAAAGAGTAGGATCGTTTTTAACATCTGACTTTCGTAACTGTTTAGTCGCGTGTATATAGTTATCATTACTGACTATATAACGAGCTAAGGCGTCTACGTCCGTCTCTCCCATGATCTTAAGTTTTTGTAACTGTCCGGATAACTTGTAAAAAGTATCTTTTTGTTTTTTTGTTAAGTAGCTCGGAGCGATAATACTGTCGGTTATCGGCTTAATCTCTCGCTCCTGGCGCTCCTGGATCTCTGCTTTAGTTAAGTGTTTAGATCCTCGTGCTTGAACTACTTCGATAGGTAGTCTCTGTCGTCCTCCCATATTATCGCCTCCTCCTCAATGCTAAAAAATTAAAAGTTAATAGTAATTGTAAAAGTCTTTGTTTCATTTGGCTTAATCGTCACTGGATTTTCAAGCTTTGAAATTTCGATATAAAAATTTTTTCCCCATGTATTATTATGTACAGAAACTCCAACGTTGGTCACTACTAAGTCACTTGTAGAGATATTTGTCCAGGTACTAGTATAGACTATTCTGTCATCTGATATATTTGTGCTTTGATTTGAACTTGTGAAATTAGAGTTGTCAGAGTTAAAAGTATGCATATCTTTATATATATTCTCATCAGCTATACCTATCCCCATATACCCATTATTTAAAATTCCGTCTGCTCCTACTATTTCACTTGGTGTTAATGTTTTTGTATTTCCCGCTACATCTACTACGTTACAATCTCTATTTGATAAAATTCCACCTATTAGATTTTTAAAATTCGTTAATAACATATTTTATCCTCCTATTCTACTTTTACACTTGTATTAAATGCTTGTCTGCTTATGTCTACTGCTTCTACAAAGCTACTTGTGATGTTTATTATATCTACAAAGTTACCAGTTCTAATTATATCTAATACTTTTGAATTGACATCATCTGCTTTAATTTCTGAAATTGCATTTGCCATTTCAGACACTTTAAATGTACCAGTAGTACTTGCCTTTTCTCGAATTGCATTAGCTATATTCTGTATGTCTGTTTCTTCGTAAAGTTTATTCATTAATAAGCCACCCCATTTCCATCAGAATAGTCACCGCCTATATTTAGCCACTTGTTGTCTACAAACATATACTCTTCGTAAGTGTTATCAGATTTTTTTAAAAAATACATAGTATTGCTATTAATATTCGTCGTAGGTAACTCTGTAACTACTGTGGTGATAGGATTAAATACAGGATCAACTACGGCGTTAGTCATAAATATATCTATACCCGACTCAACTCTATATCCACTTGTTACAGTGTCTGGAGTTGAATATTTTACTTTTCTATCAGTAGTTAATGTTAAAGTGATACCGTTAGTTAATTTTCGATCTTCATCTTCAGAAACGGCTGGATATTGTTCTCCGTATTCAAATAATGTTATTTTATCAGATGTAGATACGTCTGCTAATACACCAGGTATATGTTTTATTAATAATAGATTGCCTAGCGAATATAATTCAAATCCGCCTCCGTATACTGTTGTACCTTTTTCTATAAATATAGCTTTTGCAAAGTTAGTAGCTAGTCTATTAGTCGCAAAGTCTACGTAACTTTTACTTTTATTAAAATATGTCTGTATATCCGCCTCAATAGCCTCGTAAGTTAAAATCGGCACATTGTCAGTGTACTCATAGTCCGACGGTTTTACTCGCTTATTAACCGGTATTAATACTTTAAAAAGTGTAGTAGCTTTCTGATCTTCCATAGATACGATATAAGCCACTATATCTAAATCCTCTTTTAATAAAATATTAGGTACCGGACAACTAATAACGCCCTCGCTCGTAGTTGACTGGACCAATAAAGACTCTGTACTGTTTCTATTGCAGAAATGAATAACCGGCGATACTGGTAAATCAAGTCCAGCTATTTCGAGTACCTGGTTTAGATCCCATTGATATACTGAATCAGTGTAAGTCGAACTAGAATCGTTAAAATTTACTCGTAACATTTAATTTTCCTCCTTTATTCGTAAAATATTTTATAAAAAAAACGTCTAAAGTCTCAAAAAGGGACTTTTTGCTACAGAGAAC